TTTTGACAAAACATTTTCATATAAGCCGATAAAATCACTCATTGTTTATCTCGGTAAACCTTACACCTAGTTCTGCGCCATAAGCGTATATTTGTTCCATGTAATTACTAAAACCTAATTTAGTAAGCTTGGAAGTTGATCCAACTAATACACGTCTGCCGTCAGGAGTTTCTTCGTATTTTCTATATCCTTCTTTAACTAATTTAGGATCAGGAAAGTCAGGTAAGAATTTTTCTTTAAAGTATTCATGCCATATTAAAGCTGAGTATTGTCTGCCATGCACCCATGCTTGTTGAGCAATGTCATTTAATGGGCCTGCCCACATTAAAGCATTAGCGTTTAATGATCTTGATTTTTGTTCTTCACGAATAACAACTTCTAAAGGTTTATCTAAATCAATAGGTGCATTTTGTATTGCATTAATTGCTGTATCTATTTGTGTCTTTCCAACAAGTCGAATAGTTTTATCTAGGTATTCTGTTCTCATTTTGTCCTTTTCTCATAATCATCACGACAATCTAAATTACAAAATCTTTTTTTAGATTTAACTCCACAGTTTAGACAAACGCCAACGTGCTTGTAATTCATGTCATTATCTCTAACGTGCTTTATTGCAGCGTTACGATATTGTTCTTCTAGCTCGCTGGCTCTGTCAAACTCATCCATGTTAGAACGGAATGTCTGATTCCATGTCATCAAAGTTTGTTTTAGGTGCAGGTGCAGATTCCTTGCCTCTAGGTTCAAACAATGAAACAATGATTGTGCTTCTATTATCAGGATTAGGTAAACCTGCTGGGTTAAATGTTCTATTCAATAAAATATACTTACGGCCATCTGATTCCATAACTGCGCCAATATTTTCATAAGTGCCTTTTACTGCACCTTCTTTGTTTGTATATTCACCTGTCTTTACTGCCAAATCCATTAATTTTTTACTAGCCATTTTTATTTTCCTTTGTGGTTAAATTAAATAATACATATTTATTGCCTAATTGTCTTTTTAAGAATTGAACTCTTATGTTGCGTCTTTCTATGAATTCAATATCTTTTGTGGTAATAGGCAACTTCACTCCATAAAAGTTATTTAGTAACACGAATAACCTCCCCTGTAGATTTATCCAACTCATATTCATACATATCAGCTTCAGATAACTTTTGATTCTTAATGCGTTGACCAAAAATTTTTTCAAAGTTCTCATCGAACTTTTTTTGATCTACTGATCTGTATGTATCACCTTTGCCTGCTTCATGCGCCATATTTCCTCCTAAAATAATGGTTCAGCTTTAATTAAATCAAATACATTTTCTTTAGGCTGCTTGGGTAATCGTTTAATGATGTGATTAGGTTTATTTAAAATATAAAACAAAGCTTCATGCTTTGTTCTAAATTTCCTTATCGCTTCATTAAAGTCATCAAACACTACATAATTAAACATTAGTCCTCGCAGTTTCCGCCAATACATCTAGCGTTAGCTAATGCAGCCTCTTCAATATCGGCTATTGCATCTTTGCCAATAAAGTCATCTGCTGCAATCTTTAATCTATTGTATAGGCTTTTTTCTACTTCGGTAACAGAAGTTTTCATAAGAAATCCTCTATCCCTGGCATGATCGGTTATAACAGAGTTGACATAATCAGAAGGCTCTACACCCCATGATCCAACTTCATTATATTTTTTGTCATCTAATTCAACTTCAATGATTACGCTAAATCGTTTCATGTTTTACCTTTCTAATTAACTCTAACATCTCTGCTCGACCATGTTTCTTTTCGTATCGTTCAAGCATTGATTTTGCGTGTGGTTTATAAGCACGTCGTAGCCAGCGCACCCAACAACACTCGTTATTAAAATTAAAACGACCACGATTTTCATTGCATAATTCACAAATCATTTAATCCTTAAAGCTTCTTTAGCAAACTTAATACCAATGTCATTTTTATATCTACCTTTTTCTGAATCATTTAATATTCTTCTAGCCCATGCTTTAGGATCGGCAGTTGGCCTGCTTGCTATTTCGCTAGCAACTCTTTTCATTCTGTCATGGTTATTTCGTATTTCTTGTTCAGTAAAATGCCTGGGTAATGCTTTTACAAATTCTTTAGGTTCTTGCATCCTACAAATATCTAATATGTCTGATATGGTAGGCATAAATTTATTAGAGTTGACATAACGATCAAAAGCTTTGGATACTATCATAAATTCATAGCGTTCTAGTTTGCTCCACCATATACGCAAAGTTTCACGATCCAAGTCAGGCCTTGAATAAATTGTAGTGACAGAGTGCATCATGTCTTTAAAACCAATCTTTTCTTGTTCTATCAAAATGCCTCCCTATTATCATTGCGTTGGTCTAAAAATCTATGTTGATTAATATATGTGCTTGGGTTCGGTATGTATTGTCCATTATTCTTAAACCATTGGTCGCTTTGTTTTTGCCATTTAAGTGTTTCTAATACAGTCTTTAAATCAGGTTTAATCTTATCCCAAGATTTTCTTGCAGCTTCTTTACCGACTTTTTTAGGATATGCCATCCAAAATAGATCAAAATCGGACAAGGGTTTTATATTGGTTATTGGTTTATGGTTAATGGTTATTGGTTTATGGTTAGCATTGGGTTCGCTATGCGTTTGCATACCATTCGCATTTTCCCAGCGAATTTTAGCAGATTTTGAAGCTGTCAAGGATTTTTTATTATATTCATTAATAACTAAATCACATCTTTTATGAACATAACCAACATCATTTTTAATAAAGAAATCTTGTAAAACATGAAATACAGCCTCCTTTTCCTCTAAACTTTTAGCATTAATAAGCCTACAAATCCTGTCTTGGTCTAATGGTAAAGGCGCTTCATTTAGGTAATATTGATCTAATAATTGCCTATAAACCCCATGTTCTAATAGCGATAGGTGCATGGTATCCTTGCGATAATCCGCTATATTATGTTGAAAATAGTGCATATAACCTCTATTGTTTAAATTTACGTTTTAGGAATATTTCAGGGTATTGAAGCTTAATTTTTGCTGGTATTCCCCTAGTTTTCCATAGATTTACCTTTATTCTGTCATGGTGGGTAAGCAAGCCAAGCTTCCTAGCAAGTTTCGTGCCACCCCCATAATATTCAATGATTTCTCTATCCGTCATAGGCATACTATAATCCTTTTTAAATTTATAATCTAAAATTATTTAACAAAAATGTTTAAATAATGCTTGCAATATAAATCTTTTTATTTAAAATAGCAACTGTAGTTTTTAATTTATGGAGAAAATTATGAAAACAAAAGGCATGATTGTTACGGTTCTAGCAGTATATTTATATGGAGCTTTATGGCTCTACTTCTTATATCCAACACTTTGCAAACATTTCGGAGCTTAATATGACTATCCAACAAGAATATGCTGAAGATTTAATTGACACCGATCCTGTAGAAGTTTTAGCCCACATGGACATGGAACAGTTAGCTGGCACGATTCGTGCTTTATATTGGGCTAATGAACGTGGCGATATGATTAGCGTTAATCTTTTTGCCAAATCTATAAGTAATGCCTTTTTTGAGGAAGCGATGGGTATTACAGAAAAAAAGTTAAATGAAGCTAATGTTTATCAAGGCCCTTTTGACCAAATGTATGACATGGGCCATTCACATGGGGACTTTCTATGATTAACTATATTCGAGATGTTTTATTTTTGTATCACAAAGGTTTTACTTTTAAAAAATCAATTCAATTAGCTAAACAATTAAGGAGTGGTAGATGAGTAAATTAGGCGTAGTAAACATTAAAGGCAAAGATTATAAAACGGTGGCATTGCGTGTTCAGGAATTTAGAGAAAAGTTTCCTAATTATTTCTTAACAACTGAAATAGTTAAAATTGATGATGAACAATGTATTGTTAAAGCTTATGCAGGTATTCATTTAGAAGGCGGCGGTGCGCATACTTTTGCTACAGGCCATGCTCAAGAGTTCCGTAAAGCAAGTCAAATTAATGGAACATCTTATGTTGAAAATTGCGAAACAAGTGCAATAGGGCGCTGCCTGGCTTGTTTAGGTATTGGTGGTCAAGAATTTGCTTCAGCAAATGAAGTTGTCAATGCTATATATCAACAAAACAATCCACCAGCAACTCAAGATGATATTGAAGAAGTTATTAAAAATATCAATAAAGCAGAATCAATTGATGAGTTAATGGATATATATCAAGAAGCATCTAAAAAGTATGACAAAGCGTCTTTAGCAAAATTAAAGACATTCCTATCTGATCGTAAAAATGAATTGGAGGCATAGTATGAACCAACAAGAACGTTTAACCGAGTATTTAGAAAAGAATGGCAAAATTGATCCATTAAAAGCATGGACTCAATTAGGCATATATAGGTTAGCCGATACTGTTTTTAATTTACGCAAAAAAGGTTATGACATAATAACCACAAATAAAAAAGTTAAAAATAAGTTTAAAGAAGTTTGTGTAGTAGCTGAATATAAATTGGAGCCTAAATTATGAAATTAACTGACTCACAAAAATTAGATAAATTATTACAATTAATTGATTTAATTAATATGGAAATAAAAGGATTAAGAAAATTAATAATTGAAATTGAAAAAGGAATAACTAAATGAGTGAAATCATACAAGGAACACAAGAATGGCTTGATTTAAGAAAAGGCCATGTCACAGCTTCACGAGTTGCAGACATTATGGCCAAAACTAAAACAGGCCCTAGCGCTAGCCGACAAAATTATTTAATTGAGTTGGCTATTCAACGAGTCACAGGCGTTGTTGAGGAATCATATAAAAATGAAGCAATGATTCGTGGCACAGAAGAAGAACCTAAAGCACGTCAAGCATACGAGTTGCTAACTGAAACTTTTGTTGAGGAAGTGCCATTTGTCAAACATAAAACAATTGAATGGTTTGGCTGCTCACCTGATGGCATTATTAAAAACAATGATGGCACATATAATTTGTTGGAAATAAAAAATCCTAATAGCGCTACACATTGGTCTTATATTAAAGAAGGTGAACCGCCAACAAAATATAAAATTCAAATGATGGCGCAAATGGCTTGCACAGGTGCGCAATGGTGCGACTTCTTTTCTTATGATAGTCGTATGCCTGAAGGTTCACGTCATTTCTTAAAGCGAATGATGCGTGATAATAAGTTTATTGAAGAAATGGAAAAAGAAGTAAAAACGTTTCTAGATGAAATAGCCGAGGAAGTTAGGCTTATGGAAGCTAGACAATAGTGAAAAATGGTATAATACAACTTGGCAATAACACAGGGGGGTCATTTATGATCGACCAGGCACTTCTTTGTCTTGCGCAAACTATTTATATGGAAAGTAGCGTAGAACAAAAAGAAGCACAAATCGGTGTTGGCTATGTCCTTATGCGCAGAGCTGACTTTGATCCAAAGCAGGTGTGTAATGAAATGAGAAAACCTTATCAGTTTTCTTGGTATGGAAAAGTAAAACCACCTGAACCTAAAGAAATCAAACCATACTTTCTTGATCTCGCATGGCGCATCATGCACAAGTTAGAGCCTGATTATTCTAAAGGCGCAACTAACTTTCACGATAATTCAATCTCAAAACCTCAATCATGGTTCAAATTAAAAAAGACTGTTCAATGGTCG